GTAGCATTCATCTAACATCCGACAAACATGATTATCACCAACGAAGGAGGTTATACTCCCCGAGTGAAATCCAGGTCACCACTCTATGACCATTAGACCGACCAGGTCTACTTCCCAACGGAAAATTGAGGCGTACCAAATTCTGGTACAGTTCCTACACACATCGGAACAAAAATCTTCTTATCTTCGACAACCATCTCAAGATCACCCATTGGCTCGGTTAGAGCATATGTTTCAGCATTGCTGAGCAATTTGTGAATCTTTGATCTTACTTTAGCATTATTAAAAAGAGCCTTACGGCCAGGTTTTGATTTATGCTCAATCAAACGCTCTAAAGGCGTTGTGAAAAGTAGATCTAGGGTTAGAAGTTTATAAGACTCCATATAGGAATCTTGAAGATTATGATTTATATCATCTATCACCATTTCACGAAACAAGACTGGTTTAATACCAAATTGTCCAACACGTTTCATAACTAATTGGTGCATCTGCCAAAAAGCAGCTTGCGATTGAGGTATCATTTCGAATCCTTGGTCATGAAGCTTCCTTTTTATCAAGGTACAAGCTTTCCGATCCAAAAGGCTTATTTCATCATAATGGTCACAGGGCAGGCCGAGGCCTCCTAACCATTCTGGAACAAACCATGGGACTTGATACGTTTTGAGTGCAATACTATTGAGAGATATAAATCTATTTTTTACGCTTGGCCATAATCGTGGTGGGCAGGAACGTTTAAGTTCCCTTGCTAAAACCCCAAGTTGCGCTTCTGGTTGATTCATAGATGAACTACCGGATACTACAGATCTTTTCTGTCCGTGCAACAATCCTAGATTGATATACTTACGCTCCACCCATTGGGTCACAGACCATTCGAAAATGGTTGAGTTTATAGTACAAAAGTCTCTAGAAAAATAGGTTTTGCCTACACTACTTGATAAGCCAGCGTGGGATGCCATAGCTTCCCAAATTTGCCGTATTCGGCCGTCGCGTCCTTTAAAAAGACAATCATCGCCATTAACTAACAACGGCACACATCTTGATCCATAAAGATTATAAACCTTCCGATCCGATACTTCCATCGAGCGCCTACAAAGCGCTGCATTGGCAAGACAAAGGAAAGGGAAACTTATAATGGAACCCATCAACTGACCTTCTTTTTGTGGCTTCAAGCCATTGTGAGAAAACGTATGTTTCGTAAGAGCCTTTAAACACAAAGTGCGTAAAGACTGAAAGAAATCTTTAGGACTAAGGACTAAATCCTCATCCGTAGCGTTTTCACCCAAACAAATTAAAAGTTGATCGAGTAAGGTTTCAGATACCCAAGAGTGTAAGTTGTCTGTAGATGCTTGATAATCACCTGAGACTGCGACCTCACCATCCTCTAGATCACCAAGACACCATTGAATATCATCCGGTAAAACGTACCGTCCAATCAATGAGAAGACTTGATGTCTTTTTAAGGTTTTCCACAGAAACTTCTGCAGTGGTTTTAAAGCCGTATAAAGCAGAGGTGGGCCCTTTGAGATAACTCGAACTTTTAAAGGTTCGGATAGCCCGACAGGAGAAACGAACGGTTCCTCAGTCAGCGCTTTATTATATATATCCCAATAAAGGTTAGCCCACTGCTCTTTAAGACGTTGTGGATCAACAATAATAGAGAGACCATCTTCAGTCGGTTCATAACCGAGGATGCATTTTTCCTTCTCGTAATCGCGAAGCTCCTTTTCACCAAGATCGAAGAAATGCTTTGGTACCTTGCACTGGTACTTTGAGGCAATAATCCCAAGATCAAGGGTTGATTCCGATTTTCCTAAACCAAATTGTTGGTAAAGATACCCAACAGCTCCTCCTTCCTTTTGACTACTATTGAAATTAGCAGACGTGGATGGGAAAAATGGTTTAATAAAATCGCCTATATCCAGGCGGGAATCAAAAAAGAGTTCATCAACCGTACGACGTAACTCAGTCTCGATAAGGTCCCTCGAAATGGGAACCCTTTCAATATGGTCAACATCCCAATCAGTTACCTGATGGTCAAGATCACTGTGATCAAACAGAACAAAAGTGTCTTCCAGAACAGAAGGCTCAGTTGTCAGTTTGCAGACGGTTTTCTCAATAGATGTTTCAATCATTGAAATCGGGACAGAAGGCATTCCCTTCTTGAGTTGTTGTACAGTATCAGCGAATTCCATAAAATTATCGTAACTATGATTTGCAAGATCGCGAATAAAAGTTACACAAGTTCCACCCAAAAGAATGTCAGCACGTAGCCAACACTTCTTTGCCCTTTTATAATGAAGTCTGGCCTTTTGTGAAAGACCATCGACAGATTTAAGCTTAGGCTTAGGGGGAATTTCTTGATTTCTATGGTAAGAGAAAAAGGCAGCAAACTTCCATTTCAGAACGGAAGCCCACGAACCTTCACCATTGTGTGACACGATTCTTAACAACGAATGTGTGTTGGTGTAGAGGTCCCAATTGCTCGCTAAAGTCTTATGGCGTAATTGACGCGCAATAGACGAGTTACAAAAGAAACCCTGTTTTGACTGAGACGGTACTTTACCGAAGAGCTCATAGAGCTCATGAATCCTTTCAACAGCCGTTTTTACGTTTTTTATCTCTTCATCCGTCATACAATAAAGCTTTCCGAGCTCCGTTGTACTTTCCAGTTGTTTTACGACTAGAAACGGATCATGAGATTTTGGTTTTGAATCGTTAGAAACCATAATAATATCCTTCTCTTCCTGGTGTTGATCTGTGTAGATGTAGAATGGAATATCAGCAACTTGTTCATCGCTAATATCATTCATACTCTCTAAGATCTTCTGCCACTCAGAGTCGGATTCTAATTGCATGGTGTCAATTGACATCGTTTTGTTCTACTTCAGTCGTTTTCTGAAGCAAGG